TATGTATCAGTTATTAAAGAAGAACTAAAAGTTATTGCTGTACTGTTAGAAGCTGTAGCTGAACTAAGAAGGGTCATTGTAGTACCAGTTACATCACCAGTAAAAGTAGCACCACCAGTAACTTCAATACCACTAGAAACTGTTTTAATTTTTTCAGCATCATCATAATAAAGTGTTACTGCACCACCAGCTAAACCCTTTATTATTTTGGCAGAACTATCAGTACTTTTAACGTCAAATCTTCTAGTATTTAACTTTAAAATACCAGTAGATGCATCTGTATGATTTATAACTGTATGTGTACCATCAAATAAAAATTCAGTATCATTACCAGTTCCAAGTTTAATTTTAGTATTATCTGGTAAACTTACATCACCAGTAAACGTACCACCAGTTTTAGGCATAGCATCAGATAAGCTGAAGACATCATACACAACTATCATCACTTCATCAGAAGCTGTAGCACCACTTGTTAGAGATACTTGGTTAGCAGTATTGGTATTGTAATCAGCAGTGTCTAGTAGAACACCATTGAGATATACGTCTACAAGAGAACCATTATCTATCTGGAGTGTCTTGCTATCTAAATCTGTGCTTGTGAAATCTGTTTGACCACCAGTAGCAGAATAGCGATACCTCTCTCTTATTCCAAATCCATTTGCACTTTTACCTATGTATGGCATTAAAGTTTCTCCATCTCAGCTTTTACTTGTGACCATGTAACACCCCAATCATTTGGGTCAGAACTCTCTATTGAATTTCCATCTGCGTCAACACCAGTAACTATTGTAAAAGCATTATTAAATTTTTCTTCTGTATCTATTAAAGTATCTGTTCTAATTACATATTTAGTAATTTTTAAATTTTCTAATGCTTGAGATACTTTTGAAAATAAACTCATGCTTTGACCTCCATTGCTGTAAAACCAACATTATGTCCATAAGGATTTATAGTAGCTGTTTTAGAAGAGTAGACATAACTTTGTAAATTAATTTTAATTTCTGAAGTTGTATTCGGTGCAAAAACGTGTCCTATAAAAGCACCCATATTACCATACTTATATCCACTGGAATCATTTTTTACAACTGTTGTACTATTAGTATACGTTGTATCACTTCCACCAATGGTAGTTTTTAATCTCCAAAGATTATGAGCTTCGCCTGTGATATTACCATTTCCTCTGTCAACCATCATTGAAACTATTATTGTATTAGAAGAAGATGTAGGTGTTATTTTTAAAGTATTTGCATCAGAAAGATAATCTGTCCAAGAAGCATTTGTATGCTCTTGTGCAGTGGTTTTATTCATAGTTACAACTTGAACAATAGAACCAGAAGGCATATTAGCATGAGTAATTGCTAATGTTGCTAATTTACTTTGTGCTATAGATGCACTTGCATTTACCTTTGCATTTGTAACAGCACTATCAGCAAGTTTTGCAGTTGTAATAGATGCATCAGCTATGTTTGCTGTATCAACTACATTCTGCGTTACTATAGAACCTACATATCCCATAATTTATTACTCCGATATTGTATCTACTGCTGATACAACAACATCCATAGAATCTGTTGCATCTGATTTTGCTCTTAATTTATCACCTGATTGCAGAATTATCTTTGCACCACCATCTATTAGTTCTAATGAACTGCCACTTGGTATTGGTGCATATCTAATTAAGTAAGCTGTAATATTATCTGAGTTGTCAGTTATGACTACATCAGCAACAATCGTAGAAGCTGAAGTGTTAGCTAGTCGTAAGCCAACTATTGCATCATCTGAATTAGATGTTGCTCTTATATCTACCAAACTTGCATCTATATCTTTGGTTATTGTACGTTCAAAATCTTGTGCCATTTATATTTCCCTTAATTATAATGCTATAGCCATAGCTGTTGCAAACCCTTTGGTTGCCTTATTGCTATTTGCTGAAGTTACAAAAGCAGTAGTAGCTATTTGAGTTGTATTAGTTCCACCACTTGCAGTTGGAGCAACTGGAGTTCCAGTTAAACTTGGAGATGCTAAAGGAGCTTTTGCATCTAAAGTTGTCTGTAAATCATCTACATTAGCTATCGTATGATTGTGACTATCATCAGCTATTGTAACCGAAATGGATGTAGTTCCACTTCCACTTACGTCACCACTTAATGTTATAGTTTGGTTAGCAGTAAGTATCCCAGCTTCTGCTAGTGTTTGATTTTCCCATTTTGAAGTTGAATTATTGTATTGTAAAATTTCATTATCACCAACACTTGTGATGGTTGTGTCATCCATTTCATCAATGGTGTTTTCTGTTGCCACTTGATTATCTACATAAGCAGTAGTTGCTATCTTCGTAGAATTATCACTCGCAGATTGAGTTGGTGCTGTAGGATTTCCAGTTAGTGCTGGTGAAGCTAAGGGTGCTTTTGTAGCTATTGAGTTTGTAACTGTAGTTGAGAAGTTTGCATCATCGCCTAAAGCACTTGCTAATTCATTTAATGTATTTAGTGCAGATGGTGCAGAGTCTACCAAGTTACTTACAGCAGTATCTGCATAAGCTGTTGTAGCTATCTTAGTTGAATTATCACTTGCACTTTGAGTAGGTGCAGTTGGATTTCCAGTTAATGTAGGAGAGGCTAATGGAGCTTTTGCATCCAAAGTTGTCTGCAAATCATCTACGTTAGCTATGGTATGATTATGACTATCATCAGCAATTGTAACTGTTATTGATGTAGTTCCTGATCCTGATACATCCCCTGACAAGGTAATAGTTTGGTTAGCAGTTAAGTAATTTGAACTTGCGTGGTTTCCCCAACCAAAAGCCGTATCCCAATTACTTGAGTTGTCTGTTACAATAGAATAAGCACCAGCTCCAGTTCTTTTCATTAACCCATTAGAACTAAAGTCTGCATCAACTATCGCAGTTCCTAAAGAAGTTAAATAGCCACCACTTGCATGATTTCCCCAACCGAAAGCTGTATTCCAGTTACTAGAGTTATCAGTAAGCATAGCATAAGAGCCAGCACCAGTACGAGTCATAATACCATTAGAACCAAAGTCACCATCAACTACTACATCAGCATGAGATGTTTGGGATGTTAAATAGCCACCACTTGCGTGATTACCCCACCCATAAGCAGTATCCCATTGACCAACTTTTGCATCAGTAATAGTATTAGTACCCATATCGATAGTATTACTATTAGCATCTAAAGTTCCACCTAGTTGTGGAGAAGTATCTTGAACTAAAGAAGTAAAAGTTTCTGAAGTAAGTATTCCAGCTTCAGCTAATGTTTGGTTAATCCACTTGGAAGATGAATTGTCATATTGAAGAATTTCATTGTCAGCTACACTCGTAATTGTAACATCACTTATGCTGTTTATTCCTCCAGCAACAATATTAGCTGCTGAGGTTGCACTATTAGCTGCTTCAGTTGCATAGTGTTTTGCTGAATACAATCCAGAAGTTCCACCATTAGTTGATGATAAACTAAAAGTCGTATTGTGATTTGTAACTGCATATTTACCAGCATCACTTCTATGGTCACTAGATAAACCAGCTTGAGTTGTTGATAAGGTTGCTTGAGTTGTTGCCGTGGTAGCACTTCCACTTGCTGAAGTTGCACTAGATAAGGCTTCTCCAGCTTTTGTAGTTGCAGTTCCAGCATGGGTACTTGCAGTATCTCTAGCACTTTCAGATGCAGTTTTTGCAGTAACACTAGCATCACGAGCTGTCTCAGAGGCAGTTTTAGCTGTCTCAGAGGCTGCTTGAGCTGTTTCGGCAGCTGTCTTTGCTGTCTCAGCAGCATTTTTATAAGTTAATGCATTAGCTTCAGAGGTGGCTGCATTAGTAGCTGAAGTACTCGCATTAGTAACTTGAGTATCTATTGTGCTTTCGGTTGTGGATGATGTACCACTTGATTTAAAAAATGATGAATTTGCCATTACTTACCTTTTACCTGTTGCCTCAACATCGAGGTCAAATCCTGATAATTCAAAATCCTTATTGTCGTTTACATACATCTTATAAGACAAGTATCTTCCACTTACTCGGCTATCAATCTTATAGTCTGTAGAGGCATTAAAGTTAGTTGTGTTGGAATAGGTTGGAGTTGAGTTTGGTATGTCGGATGCACCAAACTGAAAAACGATTGTTTTGTCAGTGTTGTTTGTATTTATTTGAGGGTATAACTTCTTGATGACTTTATATTGAGACAATGAAATATCGGTCTCATCTAGATCAATCCCAGTTCTTTCTATTAAGGGGGCTTTAGTTGCCTCGGTATCTAAGGCAAAAGCCATAGAGCCTTCGTCAGCTAAGTCGAGACCATAGAGTTTGTCTGAGGTAATACCATCGCTTGAGTTATCTTCTCCTACAAATAAAGTTTGTCTATTGTAGCTGTCTTCTTGGTCATAGTAAGTTCCACCGATAACATTGTAAGCATTAGAGGCATTGTTATAGGTTAAAACAGTGTCTACGTTAGCATTAGTTGCCGAACTTACGTTGGGCATATCCATGAAAGACCAAGTGTTATTATTGTAGTTATATACGGCAGCTCTATTACATCGAGTTGCATTCGGAAAGTTTACCGAGCTATCTCCTGACTTATAACAAAAATAAATTTCATTTAAGTTTGGGTTGTGTTGGACAAAACAAAGCTCATTATTTTGAACATTTAAATTATCGAAAATAAATCTTCTTACTCTTTCATCTGAGATAGACTGCTTAGATGTTCCATCATGCATGAAGATGTCAGTATTTCCAAAAACAAAATGCTTACCCTCTACTTCTACTACACAGTTTTGGGATATTGCCCCAGCATCCGTAAAAAGTTTTCTAAAGTTAAATATAAAAGTTCCACCTACAAACTCCATTAGCCAAACACTATCTGAAGCATAGATAATAAAGTTAGAGCCTAAGCTCATACCATCGACAATCTCTGAGGTGATCTCGGATAGATCATTGAACCCAGCCGTCTTTGTTGTATCGGTTGCATCCCAACTATCAGGTACGGCATTACCTACTGCCCCATTAGACCATCTCACTCTTGTAGGAAAGTTGGTTGAGCTTTCGGTTGTGTTGAGTGCAAGTAGGTAATTCTTAAATCCTCGTAAGGAAACACATCGAGTATTGGCATCCCAATTCGCTAAATCTGAGAAGTTGGTTGCCGAGGCTAATCTTGATACTGGAACTCGGTCAGGCCTATTGATATATAAGACGTTACCATTGTTTACCCCTGTGTAGGGTCTTGGGTCACTAGAGCCTGATATTGATCCAGACCTATCGGACACAGTTCCTGATGAATATTCCCTGATACTCCAAGCATCCGACAACATCAAGACACTATCAAATGCCGATGAGTTAATAACACCAAAGCTAAACCTTGGAGTAAACCCAAGACTTGCTTTAACTGTTCGGAATATTGGAGACCTTCTTACCTTGCCCTCATCAAATCGAACATTAAATCCACTTGAGAAGCCATTCACTGGCAAGTTATAGGGTGATACATCGGTAACTACCCCAACTTGACCAAGGTCTCTAATAGGAAAGTTAGGCATTGT